ATGCCGGAGTTTGCATACAATATCTAACTGCGAGTTGAATATAAGTCATTCTGGATAATCCCAACCAGTAATGAATTGTGTTTTGTGTGTTGGACCCCAATCACCTTCATGGTAAATATAAGGTGCGGTTCTTATAGGACAAGAATCACCAGTACAAAGAAGATCATCAACAATTCTCCATGATTCCGTCACCTCATCGGAATGAACAAAGTGTGATTGATCATTATTAATTGCATCAAAGAATAATTTCTCATAACCATCCACACCCAGCCAATCAGGATATCGATGTGTAAGAGTTGCTTTCTCAACTTCTTCACCAAGTCCAGGTGATTTGACATCAATCTGAATATCAAGGTGTGCATGTGGTTGTAAACGCATCACAATACGACCAGGTGTTTCTCCCTCAAATAATCCAACAGGTGGTGCTTTGAGTTTCACAACGACCTCCACACACTGATAGGGCATCTTCTTACCCGTCATAAAGTAAAAAGGAACACCTTCCCATCTCCAATTATCAACATACAAATCACCGGCAACAAAGGTTTGAGTCATTGACTCTGGGCCAACACCTTGTTCCTTGCGATAACCTTCATACTGACCAGTAACAAATTTTTTCCCAAGTCTTGTGGCAGCAAGAACTTTTGTTTTTTCTCTACGAATTTCTTTTGCATCCATTCTACATGGAGCATCCATTGCAATGAGTGAAAGAACCTGAAGCATATGATTCTGCAACATGTCTCTTACAACACCTGCAGTATCATAATATTGTGACCTCCCTTCACAACCAATCGTCTCCGTCGCAAAGATTTGAATCTCTTCTATGTAATTACGATTCCAAAGTGGTTCCAGCAAAATATTACCAAACCGAGTAGCAAGTATGTTATTAACAGTATCTTTGCCAAGATAATGGTCAATGCGATATACCTGTTTCTCCCGTAGATGTCTGCTAACCACAGACTGTAAATGATTAGAAGATTGAAGATCACGTCCAAAGGGTTTTTCGATAACCACTCTGGAATGATCCGGGTCATCCAAAAATCCTGCTTCTTTGAGGTTGATGATTGCATTTTCATAGCTCTCTGGAGGAACAGATAAAAAATACGTTGTATCTACACTATCATCATGAAGTTTGGTCAAACTATCTTGATTATTAAGATCTGCACAAACAAAATCCAACCAATATGTAAATTCTTCCGGATAGTTACCAAGATGCTCTATCCATGACTCTTTAGAATGTTCTCTACGAGACACCCCAACAATCAAAAGTTGTTCTGGTAAAAGTTTTTTCTCCCACAATTGATACAATGCAGGAATCAGTTTTCTTTTACATAAATCCCCAGTAGCACCGAAGATGACTATCCTCCTGGACAGGTAATCAGTGGGCAGTTCCATTTCCGTCATAGTCGTCTGATTCATAGTAGTTATTTTCACCTTTTCGTATCCCGAAATATATGGTGGATACCACAAAGGGTATTGCGAGGAATTTAAGAAACTCACCGAACATGATGACCACCGAACATATATCTCATACCGTTTAGAACCTTGGACGCGAAAGCACCAAGACGGCGAGAGTTAAATCTCTCATACAGAGCACTGCTGATAACAGGAGCGGGTATCCCAAGATCCACAGCAGCATGGACAGTCCAACGACCCTCCCCAGAATCACTGACCCCCCCATCGAACTTATCAAGGTGATGATCGTTTCGTAAAACATCAGCGGTAAGATCGAGTAACCAACTACCAACAACAGAACCACGACGCCATAACTCAGCCACTTCAGAAACATCGATGTCATAGCAATAATCTTTTGGATTATCCATTGGAGCAACTTCTGCATCTCCTGCTTTGACATACTTGGCACCTGCATTTGCATTCTCTAAAATATTAAATCCTTCAGCATATGCCTGCATCACTCCATACTCAATACCATTATGAACCATCTTCACAAAGTGTCCGGCACCTGGTCCTCCACAATGTAACCAACCATATTCAGCACTAGTACTACGACTCAAAGGGTCTGTGCGGGGAGCAGCATCGATTCCTGGAGCAAGGGCGCGGAAGAGAGGAGCGCAGACGGATACTGCAGTATTTGCACCACCAACCATAAGACAGTATCCACGCTCCAAACCATAAACACCACCACTAGTACCACAGTCAATATATTGGATGCCCAATTTAGCAAGCCTTTCTGCTCTCCTGCGAGTGTCTTTAAAATTGGAATTGCCATGATCAATAATAATATCACCCTCCACACAAAATTGTAGTAACTCATTAATTGTGCCCTCGACTGTTTCTGCTGGTACTACCATCATGAAAATACCAGGTGCTCTTCTATCACTTGGTGTAGATCTAACTACTTGAACAAGGCTTTCCACAGAAGTGGTACATCCACTAATATAACCCTTTTCATATTGTTCTTCAGCTTTTGCATAGTTGTTTCTATACCCCCATACTTCATGACCTGCTTTGATGAGACGACGGGACATTCCTTCTCCCATTCGTCCCAGACCGATGATTCCTACCTTCATTTTATCATCTCCATTGAAGTATGTAGTTCCTGAAAATGTTGTATCTCATCATTCATTATACGCCAAATGTTCTCATCATTCCAATCATGATACTGTAAGTAATGTGCATATGTCATTGCTGCATGTATTTCTATTTCATAGGAGAGATGGTAAGCAGAAACAGGAGCCACCCAATAATAAAATACATTAATCCAATAGTAGACAAGAACGAGGTGTCTGGCAAAGAAACGATCAATCCAATAAGAATTACCGCCCCGACTTTCCATATATTCCAGATGTTCTGTTTCATTAATTGTTTGAGCAAAATGTTCCTCCATTAGATAAAGGTGTTCTGACCCACGAAGTCCTAATGATTCCCTAAAATGTAAGACACTTAAAAATGCAAAATAGGGTGCCCGAGCAATCTCCTCAAGCACCCAAAAACGTTGAAAGTATCTACCCCTATAGAGATAATCAATTATTTTAACAGTAAGGTTCAGAACAAAACTGTTAATCTTTTTCATATCATTCAACGTGTACAGTACCGATCATACCAGCACCTTTATGTGGCGCACACCAATAAGTATAGTCACCAGATTCTGGAAATGCAACTTCAAAGTCTTCACCTGGTAACATTACTAAACCTTCATGCCCCAATTCTGGATGATTTTCTACAACAACATTATGGGGAGGAAGCATACCATTAACAAAATGTACTGACTCACCAGCACTAATAGTAACTTCAGCAGGATCAAAAACAAGGTTACCATTAGAACCCATAGTAACATCAACTGCCCATGCCGGAAGTGCTAGAAAAAATGTAGCTAGAAGTGCAAAAAAGAACTTCATAAAAGTTTACTCGACTACACTATCTAGGTATTTTTTCTCTTCTTGATACAAATGATTATGATTCTTATCAAAATATATTTTGATTCCCTGACTTACTTCTGGCAGTAGCCATTCATCAACCCGATAGCAATATTGCCAATTTGCAGGTTGAATACAATTCATCACCACGACAGACCAAAATGCTGTCGCATAATTTATAAATGTGTACATTAGTTAACAATCATTAAATACAGTTCCAACTTCAGATCCAATTTCAGATCCTGCTTTCTGGCCTAAAAGTAATGCCCATCCACCTGCTAACCATCCAATGTAAGGAATGTTGACAAGTGCTGGAACTGCTACACCAGCAGCAATCGCACTACCTGCCATCGCACCTTGTGACCGTGCTCCAGCGTCCGCCCGTATGCACTCTTCGCTTTTGGCAAGAGTCTTTCCCTCGGCATCTACTGATCCGCCTCCTAGGTTGCGTGTTCCTTCTCTAGTATATTGATCCCGACGATACTCATTACGTTTTTCAGATCCTCCACCAAACAATCCTCTCTTATTCTTATCAACATCAAGAGATCTTTCAGATTCTAAAATCTTTGGATCATCTGCACGATACTCAATCTCATACCCATCCTTGCCGGCTCTAATTCTATAAGATGAATATGGGCCACGAGGAATATTAATAACAGGAACTTGACTTACTTTAGGAGTATTATCATTAAGTAAATAACCAAGAAGACCGATATGAGAAATGCCAACAATGGCACCTAATGCCAACGCAGCAATCTTAATTGGCGATTTAGACTTTACATCTTTTTCTTCAGGTTCCTTGGATATATTATACATTATCACTCAACTTTTTCTTTTTTTTCTACTTCTTTTTTAGAAGATTCTTCATCTTTTTTCTTTGCAGGTTGAACTCCGAAAGTGGCCAAAGTTCCGGTAAACACACTGGCAATGAAAGTTGGATCAATATTCTTCTGTGGGACACCAGGAATCGTTACATAATTAAGTGTAAGAATTGCTGCAGACCACGATAAAATAACAACACGCACTAACGCAGACAGACCTTCATCTGCCCAGTCAAATTTATTTTCCTTTTTGGCATCCTCTTTTTTAGTCAGTTTTGAATCTGTCATTTAAAAAAGAGTGAGGCTCTTGTATTTATGATTTTAATGTCCCAATGGAGATAAAGATTGTGCATTCCATTCACCCAATGGTATAAATTTTCCCATAAACATCATATGAACCAGTCCTCGTTTATACTCGTCTATAGTTACAACATAAAACAATGATTCATATACTCCTTGCCTTTGAAGTTTAGCCATTCTATGTACACCATCTTCCAGTAGATATCCATTATCATACTTTATGACAATACCAGGATAAGAAGTATCAACATTATCTACAAGATATGGATCTGCTGGAGGATGACAAATCAGAGAGTGTTTTATCATTACAGGTTTACGATCATCTATAACAATTTTATATGAGGTTTCCATTGTCATAGTTCTAACCATTGAGAAGGGTGAGTGCATCCTTGATGATAACTTGGATTATTTTCCTTCAATGTAATGCGTATATCACCAGCAATAACAATTCTTTCATCAGTTCTTTGAGTAAACTTTTGAATATGATGTAGAGTATCACTTGGGAAAAGCACTACAGTACCTTCAATTGGAGTGATGGTATAGTAATTACAATTATAT